CAGTACATTGGGGGCAGTCAATCATTAGAAACCAAGGTCAGAATTTTCAAGTTTAGTCATAACGTCCGAGCGATATGCAGGATCGTTATCATAACGTGGGTCATTCATTGCTTGTACAAGTTCTGATTGACTACGGAAGACAGCATTAGATTCTGCTGTTCCACGTCCTGTAAGAAGTTGACCTTCGGAACCAACAGCTTCTGAGTACTTGTTAGACAATGCTTGAACAGCAAAGTAGATAGAGTTAGCATTACCAGCACCCATAACAGAATCATACATTTCAACTTCTTCTTTTGAAAGATTTTGACCTGCCCATTCTAGCATAGATTGGTATGCTTTTTCACCACCAACCATTGTATATAGTAGTTGTGCTTGCTCTTCAGTTAGTTGCCCTTCAGTAGCCTCTTCTTTTTCTTCTTCTTGTTCCTCTTTAGGTTCTTCCTCTGGCTCATCATCTTGAGGTTCTTCCTCACGTGACTCACCAAGTTTCTTTTGTAATTCTAGGTAAGCTTGTTCAAGAGATTGTGGACTATCAAACTTACCTGCTAGCAACTGCTGTTGTTCCCCTTCATTAGCCTCAGCAATAGCTAGAGACTCTTGCTCATCAGCATTTAGTTCTGGCTGATCAGCTGGTGCATCAGTTGAAGTTAGTGTTTCACTCATTAAACTTGTGGTGGTTGTTGTTCTTGTTGTTGCATGGCTTGCATCTCAGCTTGCTCACGCTTTTGTTCAACAGCTGCCATCTGTGGTGCTTGTTGTTGAGCAGCCATAGCTTGTTGCTGTTCCATTGCTTGCTGTTGTTCAGCTTGCAATTCATCCATACTCTTCACAAGGTTGAGTACGTCGATACCAGATGCAGCAGCCAAACGTTTGACAACTTCTTCTGGATTAATAAACTGTTGGATAGCTTCTGGACCCATTGTCTGAGCAATAACTTGTAGGAATTGACCAAGACTTTCACGATCCTGACCACGACCAAGTGCATTGATACCAGCAACAATAGTTGGTTTAACAATACCACCTTTAGGTAAGCGTGGGATCTCTCCAGTTTTCTGTGCAACGTTTAGTTTACGATTTAGATAAGGTACTAAGAACTCAACAGTAAGTAGACTAAATAGTCCACCAAGTTGTTGCTCTAGTTCCATCTGTGTCATCCTTACTTCTTCTGCTGTAGTCCTTTCAGACTGACGAACATTAAGAATAAGGAATGCTTCACTAAGACGTTGTGATAATGTACCTACCATTTGATAGGCAGTCTGGAAGTCAGCTGTCTTTCCAACCTGTACTACACCAATGTCATCAGGTCGTCCCTGGATGATAGCACCGTTACCTGCCTTAGCAAGAGTCGATGGTTTGGTGGAGGAGCTTGGACTGACAGTGAATACAATCTTAGCAGCTGCTGCGCTGCCTTCAACCAGTGCTTGTGACAGAGCTTCAAGTGACTTTAGATCACCAAGGAACTCTTCTACCCTACCACGTCCGTAGACTTCGCCGTCTACGTGGTTAAAGCGTAGCACAAGCCAGGGGTTAGCGTCAAGAGGAGATTTACTCATTGACTTAGGAAGGATCTGTTCGTCTACTTCCTGATGCCACATCCAACGATTGTTATCTAAAACAACGTGTGTATAGATATCACATTCATCATCGTGACGTGTTGTATTGTCAGATGACTCATTAGGTTGCGGCGGTTGATAATCTGGATTAAATTTTTTCAGTAATTTTTTCGAGATTGTTTCTTTTGTTACAATTTCAATAACATTACCATTACCATCTCTGTCTACTACATATCGGTTCAAAGGATAGAGCTTGAGTCCATCCTTACCCATAAAGACAAGAGCATTACCAGCTACTACCAGATGCTTTAGTGCTTGGTGAACGACAACACGATCACTAGAAGCCGCAATGGATTCCATGATAGTGCGTTCGATCTTAGCAAACGACAAGTCTAGTTCAGATCTAATCTCTGGTCCTAGTTCTTCAGGTAAGTTAACATCGTTAACCTGTAGCTTAAAGAAGCTAGTTTGTGGAGGTAACAATGCAAGCATTAGTTTACTTGCTAGTGTCACTACACCTTTAGCTCCCTGTGATTGCCACGGGGTTGTGAGTTTAACTGAGCCTTTAGTATAAACCTCATCATCACGGATGAGATAAGGAAGAGTTAGATCTGCTGCTTGTCTAGCAGTGTTTAGAAACTGTGAACGGTCCGAAGACAATCTGTCATATCTTGTTTTAGCTGTCATTAGATTTTACACGTTTAATGTTCCGCCACCGGAACCTGCCGATACTGCAGAGCCAATACCACCCATTAAGCGACGTTTCCTACGCCTAAAGCCAAAGGTACCACCTCTTTTTCTACCACTTATACTACCAAATTTGTATTCAGTTTGTTGTCCCGCACGAGCTTCATTACCAAGCATAGTACGTTGGTCTAGTTCAAACTGTTTTTGAGCTTCAGCTTGTTGAAGCCTGTATTCTTCTGCGGCTTGTCTCTGTTCTTCACGTAGTGAATCAAGTTTATTTGAAAAGAAATCAGCTTGATCAGATAACATACCTTTAATATCAGGCATTTCAAAGTTAAATTCTACAGGTTCAGGAGTTGGACCAGTGTCAGGTAGATCTGGTGGTGCAAATCTTCCTATTTCCTTATTTTGCCGACGCTTTCTTTTGTCACGCCTAGCTTTGTTTTCTGCTTGCGTGGCTCTTTTACCTCTAATCTTTTCTTTTTTAGCTTCAATTTGTAGGTCAGTTAGACCTTTAAATTTACCTCTGCCCTTATCTCTATTGGGCCTAGATTTATTTTTATTCTTAGCCATTAGGTTAGCTCCATTTTACTTAGCGTAACGACCAATGCCTTTTTTCACACGGTTTGCTTTTTTCTCAGCAGGAGTACGCTTGGTCTTTTCTTTAGACTTAGTAGTTTTTGCAAATTTGCCAATACCTTTTGCTTCCCGCTTTGCTCTAATCTCTGCAGTTGTCAAACCTGCTTGGCGTTCATTACGCTTAGCTTTATTTCTACGTCTTTGTCCAGTTTCACGACGTGCTTTATTTGATGCTTGTTCAGATCGCCTAGTTATCATACGCTTTGCTGTTGCTTTAGCAATCTTCTGCATCTGTAGCTTGCGTGCTGCTGCTTCATCTGCTGCTTCTTTTTCTTCTTCTGTTTTTTTGTAATAAGCGTCACGATTGTTCATTAGTTTTCTTCCATGTATTGGATAATCCACTCAACGACACTGCGTTGACCGGCTTGGTACATAATCTTTTCTATTTTATCTTCGGGTGTTGGGGTGATGGGTGGGAAGATTTCTTCTAATTGATTTGTTAAACCACGGGCTTGCATACCCACGGTCTCAAGCATACTGGGGGAGATTGACATTACTATGCTCGAAGAAAGAAGGCATTCTTGCTGCCTTGGTGAAGGATAGTTCAGGAGCCTTGCCCTGATACATTAAGTTATCGCTAGATTGCAGCCAAAATTTTTTATCCAAATTTTTATAGGTAGTATTAATACCTAGTGGTTGCATCACCCAGTTAATAGTTGCTTTACGCAGCTTATCAAGACTTGGTGAAACATCTAGACCAAGTTCTTTACATACAATTGAATTAGTTGCGACATGAATTTGTTCGTCTCGTGACACGTCGGCACTTACTGTTCGCATTCCAGCGTCACCATTAGCGCGGAAGAATGGTAGAAGAACGAAGAAAATTGCACGTTCGGCAACCATTGCTTTCGTAATCGTGTGATCAGGATGCGAGATCCATGCATCGCGTAACCGTAACGCTTCGGCTTCAGCCTTTTCATCCACCCCGTAAGCATTGGCGATGTAACCAAGAGCCACGTCGTGGTTTTCCTCGTCTTTGACATTTGATACGAGTAACTCCCGTGCCATGTCTGGAACTTCAGTGGAGAGTGCATCAGTGATAAAATCTCCCACAGGTAGTTCCATGTGTCGCAAGGCAAGTGCACGGTGGATTGTTTCCTCCACACCTTCTTTGCATGTACCAGCAGTTGTCTGTACTGGTGTCCATTTGCGCTTCCGCGCCATTAGTTTTTCGTAAGGGTTCATTCTTGACAATCACATTGAGGTTCATTTAGTAAATCGTTCAGGTAATCATCAACATCAACATCAGCTAGAGCAGCATACGCATCGGTCTTATCCTGAACATCGCCCATTACTTGCAATGAATAATAAAGCGAGGTTTGTGGAGACCTTAGCCACTCTTCAATGAATG